CTCAAAAAATTTGAGAGCACTGTCAGATGTTGCACTCAAAATGGCATTCGAGGCGGAAGCGCGACTGTCCACTTCCCAATCTGGCACCAAGAGATCGAAGACATCATCGTCTTAAAAAATAATAAGGGTACGGAAGATAACCGTGTCCGTAAACTAGACTACAGTATTCAAATCAGTAAACTGTTCTATGAACGGTTCATCAAAGATGGAGACATCTCCCTATTCTCACCTCACGATGTGCCAGGTCTGTATGATGCTTTTGGCACTGATGAGTTTGATGGTTTGTATACAAGTTATGAATCTGATGGATCTATTCCACGCAAAACTATCGGTGCTCAAAAACTCATTATGGATCTCCTGAAGGAGAGAGCAGAGACTGGTCGTATTTACATCATGAATATGGACCATTGCAATTCTCACTCCTCCTTCAAGGACAAGGTGAATATGAGCAATCTCTGTCAAGAGATCACTCTTCCTACTGACCCACTCCAGCACATCGACGGACAAGGTGAGATTGCTCTGTGCATCTTGTCTGCAGTTAATGTTGGTAAAGTTAAGTCTGATCATGAACTAGAAGAACTTTGTGATCTGTCTGTTCGTGGACTTGAAGAACTGATTGATTATCAGAAGTATCCTATCCTTGCAGCAGAACTTGCTACAAAGGCACGTAGATCGCTTGGAGTAGGTTTTATTGGACTGGCACACTATCTTGCCAAGTTGGGATTTAATTACGCGGATCAAGAGGCATGGGATGCTGTTCATGGTCTGTCAGAATCCTTCCAGTATTACTTGCTGAAGTCTTCTAATCAGATTGCAAAAGAGAAGGGTGCATGTAGTGCATTCTCCCGTACTAAGTACGCCGATGGAATTCTTCCCATCGATACATACAAGAAGGACGTAGACGAGATCACCAGTATCAAGTATGAGCATGATTGGGAGGGTCTTAGGAAGTCTATCCTGGAGCACGGACTGCGACACAGCACACTGTCCGCACAAATGCCTTCAGAGAGCAGTTCCGTTGTGTCAAATGCAACCAATGGAATCGAACCACCTAGAGGATACTTGTCCATTAAGAAGAGTAAAAAAGGACCCCTTAAGCAGATTGTTCCGTCTTATTCGACTCTGAAGAACAACTATACTTTGCTTTGGGATATGCCAGACAACACTGGTTATATCAACGTTGTGTCTGTGATGCAAAAGTTCTTTGACCAAGCAATTAGTGGCAACTGGAGTTATAATCCAGAGAACTATCCTGATAGTGAGATTCCTGTCTCTGTTATGGCAGGTGATCTTCTCAAGACTTACAAGTATGGGTGGAAGACATCTTACTATCAGAACACTTATGATCTGAAGACTGATGAGGTATCTGATGACAAGGTGGATAAGTTAGAATCGTTACTGGCTGAACTAGAAACTGCTGACGAGGAGGATTGCGAGTCCTGTAAAATCTAGATCTTATAAATTAATTTACCTGGAGTAAGGAAGAAATGCGTCAATACGACTTTGTTGAATCTAAATCAATGAACTCATCAAATGTAACAAAACAACTTGAAGGCATGACAGTCTTCAATACTGAACAAGTCAATACTAAAAAGCAACCGATGTTCTTCGGTAAACCCCTGGGGGTTCAAAGATACGATTCATACAAATATCCCGTATTCGACAAACTAACAACTCAACAACTTGGATACTTCTGGAGACCAGAAGAAGTTTCTTTGCAAAAGGACCGTGGAGATTATCAAACGCTTCGTCCAGAACAAAAGCATATCTATACCTCTAACCTCAAATACCAGATCATGCTTGACTCCATGCAAGGGCGTGGTCCTGGGATGGCTTTTATTCCTTACTGCAGCCTACCTGAACTAGAGGCATGTATGGAGGTCTGGGGATTCATGGAGATGATTCATAGTCGCTCCTATACCTATATCATCAAGAACGTCTATTCTGATCCCTCTGAGGTCTTTGATAAGATCGTCACCGATGATCGCATTCTAGAGCGTGCTGCAAGCGTTACACAGTCATATGATGACTTTATTAACTCAGCACATCAGTATGACAACAGCACCATGTGGGATCTTGCAAGGGAGGGTCACTATGCAGGAACCTTTGAACGCCGTGAGTTGAAGCGTAAACTCTATAGGGCAGTGGCAAATGTTAACATACTGGAAGGCATTCGCTTTTATGTCAGTTTTGCTTGTTCTTTTGCATTTGGTGAACTCAAGCTTATGGAGGGGTCCGCTAAGATCATCTCCCTTATTGCAAGAGACGAGAACCAACACTTGGCGATAACTCAGAACATTCTGAACAAGTGGCGTGATGGCGATGACAAAGAGATGCAGCAGATTGCTGCAGAAGAGCAAGAGTATGTTTACTCTATGTTTGATCGTGCGGTAAATGAAGAGAAGAAGTGGGCAGACTATCTGTTCAAAGATGGATCAATGATTGGTCTGAATGACAAACTCCTTCAGCAGTATGTTGAGTGGATTGCTAATCGTCGCATGAAGGCGATTGGTCTCAAACCAGTTTATGATATTGCTGCTAAGAACAATCCTCTCCCCTGGACACAGCACTGGATCTCCTCTAAGGGTCTGCATGTTGCTCCTCAGGAGACTGAAGTAGAATCTTATGTTGTAAGTGGAATTAAGCAAGATGTCAAAAAAGATACATTCTCAGGATTCCAACTCTAATTGGAGAGAAGAGTATAAGAATACTCATCGTGTCACTAAGAGGCAGTTAGAACTACTGGAGAATGGTCCAGATAGTCTAGCTGCTTCTTGGGCTTTGAATGCTATGTATCAGCAGTGGAGGCGGGAAAATAATAAATAATACTATCAAAGTAAGTATTTCCCGTCATGGATTTTAGAACGATCAAAGAGGAATATAACAGCATCTATAAGTCTGCTCCTCAGAACCTGTCTGAAGAGACTGAAGAACTGGAACTGATCGATGAGGAGTATGAAGCAGAACTTGATGCTTTGGTTGATGAAGATCTCTTAGAAGAAGTTGTTCTTGAACTTCTTGATGAAGGTCTGACTGAAGATCAGATTGTCGAAGCATATGAAGAATTGATTGAAGCAAGAGTCACTTCTGATGCTGGTCGTTCTGGTGGTGGTGCTAAGGTAACTTCTGGATCTGGTTCTAGAATGGCAGCAGCATCTAGACTTGCTCGCATGAAGAGTGCTCAAAAGATTGCTAGAGCAAAAGAGAGAAAAGAAAAAGTAAAAGGTGCAGTCAAGAAGGTAAAGGACACTGCTAAGGCAGGAGTGGCAAAGGCAAAGGAAGCGGGTAGAGAAGCCAAGTTCCAAGCAGTTGACAAGAAGGTTGCCGCTTATGCGAATAAGCGTAAACTTGATAATGCTCCTGGTCTCAAAGCGAGATCTAAGGATCCTGAGAAGCGCAGAGGTCTGAGAGCAAAGGTTGCTAAGGACATTGGTGATAGAGCAAAGGCAAAGGCAGCAAGAGGTGCTAAGAAGGCCAGTGGTGCTGCTAAGACCGCAGGTCTCGCTGCTGTAGGTGCTGGTGTAGCAGCAGGCAAGGCAGCAAAGGACGCTGCAAGTTCTGCTAAGAAGGCAGTCAAGCAGAAGGCAGCATCTGCTGCAGTCTCTGGATACGCTGCTGCTAAAGCTGTCAAGGATAAGGCATCTGATGCTAAGAACAGAGTGAAGCAGGGTATCAAGAACAGAGTCGCTCAGGCAAAGCGTAGTGTTAAGGGTGCAGTTGGTAAGGCAGCACGTAAGGTTGCTGACAAGGCAGGTGGAGTCGCTACTAGAATGGGTGAAGAGACCAACTATGATCTCGTCCTCAAGTACCTTTATATTGAAGGTCACGTAGAGACTCTGGAAGAAGCAGAAGCAATCATGGTCAACCTCACTACTGAGGACGTTCAGGCAATCCTGGAAGACTGCTGAACTGAATAGATTGTTAAGAGACCTCCGAAAGGGGGTCTTTTTTTATCTAAATACGATAAAATGGGTAATATGAATGAGTAGTGACTATGAAAATCCTTGGATTTACATGGAACGGGCTTTTAATTCTGATGATGTTGGGGACTACTTTGGTTTTGTTTATGAAATTACCAATCTCCTCAACGGTAGACGCTACATTGGAAGAAAGTATTTTTGGTCGTTCAGAACACCAAAAGGCAAAAAACGCAAAGTAAAACAAGAATCTGATTGGAAAAAGTATTATGGGTCCTGTCCTGAACTTAAGGAAGACATTATCAAACTGGGTAAGCAAAACTTTAGCAGAACTATTATCAGCCTTCATAAAACGAAGGGCAAAACTAATTTTGAAGAAACCCGACAGTTATTCGGCAACAACGTCCTCACCGAAGCCCTTGACGACGGGACTCCACTCTTCTACAATAGCAACATTCTCAGTAGGTACTACCGAAAAGACTATTATGGCAGAGAAGACGACTGAAGAACTCGTGAAGATGGTCAACGATTGGGCAGCTGATCGTATTGAGAACATGGTTAAGAGTAGTGATACTACTCAACGTCAGGTTCAAGATGCTCTTGCTCTTGCTGATGAGTTCAAAGAATGGTTTGAAGATGATGGATCACCTGACATCGAGATCATGTCTATGGAGAGGTATTGATACCTAAATAATTAAATCCACCCAAGAGCAACACCTTGACAAGTCTTAAGACTGTATCCTATATTCTGGTTTGCTTGTTGGAAACCTAGCATTTTGTATGACTAACTTAACTAGGGACGTTTTAATCAAAGCAGTTGTCGCAGATGAGATGCGAAGCGTCAACGGCGATGTTTATACGGAGCAACTCAAAACCACATACCACAAGTGGGAGCACGCTTCAAGCTATGATCTCTGTATTAAGTACAATCAAATAAACAAAACAAATATTACTGTAGATTATCTGGCAAGATAAATACAACTGCCTTGCCTTCTACAAATGGCGGATACAAAGCCCAAAGTAGATGAGAAGGATCATGATGAAGATAAAAGTGAAGTTCTTGGTAATCTGGTGAAAGTTGTAGTCCTTATCTGGTCTGCATCCCTTCTCACATTCTCATACGTTAGACTTCCAAACGGTCAAAAGATTTTAGATTTTGATCCAACATTTATAGCCTCGGTCTTTTCTGGATCGTTAGCTGCGTTCGGATTGAGTCCTGCTAAGGCAGGTGGTGGCAATGGAGCTGCTAAGAAAAAGAGAGACGAAGAACCACCTGTAGTCTCTGCTATTGACAAACCAAAGCAGTCTTGATACACTCGTGATGTTGATTTGAGTAACCCTATGAAAATCTTCGCTATTGCTGCACTGTTGGCAATTGCAGGAGGTTCCGCACCAAACTACACACCACCAACTGTGGAACTTCCTGTGATTCCTGCCACTTGGAAGTGTCCTGATTGCTCACCTGCTGAACAGTATGTTCTGAAGGAACTGCAGGAACACACCAAGATTACTGATCGTAATGCCCTTGCAACTATCATGGGCAACATCAAACAAGAATCTAAGTTCATCCCCAACATCTGTGAAGGGGGTGCTCGTGTAAACTATGAAGACTGCCATACTGGTGGTTATGGTTTAATTCAGTGGACTTCCATTGGTCGCTATCAGAACCTTGGCAAGTTTGCTACTAAATACGAGTGCAACCCCAGCACTCTGGAGTGTCAAACTCGTTATATGATTAACGAGAGCACATTCCAACGATATCTACCTGAGTTTGAGGGTAGAGGTCAAACTGTCCACCAATACATGGTTCCTGCTTACTATTGGTTAGGATGGGGTATCAAGGGCGCAAGGGAGACCTACGCCTATCAGTACACTAAACAACTGATTCTGTCATGATCAAAAAAGCACTAGAATCCATTAAAGAAATTTTTATCCCCGTGAGATCAATTGCTGATGACATTGTTGTCAACATGGACGGTGGTGTAGGTGGGTCTTGGGAAGTCAAGTGCTCTATTGATGATGAGGAGATTCCTTGTGAACAGTTGCAGGAACCAGAATATATTGGAGTTCCTGCTCCTGCATATCTTGTAGATGATCCTTGGTTTGGTCCTGCTCCAACTTACACGGATAAGCAAAAGGACTACATGGCAATTGAAGCAGAGTATAAAGAACAAGAACAATCATCATCTTCTAGTGTGGAGTCTCAAGACATCCATGAGATGATGTATCAAATTGCTACACGAACTGGTAGTCCAACTACTCTTCAACTTGATCCTCCTGGTGGTTCTGAGAACTTTCATGAAGGACCTGGTGGTTGGCATTCTGGAACTGGTTACAATCAATTTCGCGAAGACTGAACATGAGCAACGTACCTACAGACGCACTTAACGATTGGGGTCATAATGACCTTGAGGGGTTTGCTAACTATATTGGATCCCCCGTACAGCACATTAAAGATCTTGCCAAGAAGAATCAAAAAGAGATTGATAAGGCAAACGGACAAGAGGTGGTTGACGAGGAGGAGACCACCTGATATAATAAAAACATGGTTCAGTAGCTCAGTTGGATAGAGCAACTGCCTTCTAAGCAGTCGGTCGCTGGTTCGAGTCCAGCCTGAATCGCCTTGGGGAATTAGCTCATTCGGTAGAGCGCCTGCTTTGCAAGCAGGAGGCGAGCGGTTCGATCCCGCTATTCTCCATTATGTACTACTTCCCAGACACTGAATACATTTACTCAAGTCTTATGAGTGGGTTTTTTACTAAAGAAGAAATTAATCCTAAACTGAATGAACTCTGCATTAACTACGAAAAAGTTAGGGATGAGTATCAATCAGTAAAGGATCAACTTGTATATACTAATTGGAATAGCAATAACGCATATAATACCATTGACAAAAATCCATACGAAGGATGGAAAGTTGCTGCGATGTATGCAAAGTATCATCCAGCAATGGAATCTAGACTTCCAGAGTTGGAAAAAATGTATGATCAAAAAGTGTATCTTGATCCAGAAAGAGATATTGCTTATACTGAGAATGCCAAAAAACTACCAACACTATTCAATCTGTGCTATGAAGCAGGACTACGTGTCCGTGTTGGTGTAAGTGTTCTTGAACCTGGAAAGGTTATTGATTGGCATACAGATCCAGATCCTACTCTTGATGATGATTTGATTGTTAGAGGTCTGTGGGGAATAGATATTAATCCTCAAAATCAAGAGACCTGTCAGATACTTCTGAATAGTAAAGTTGATGGTGTGGTCAATGAAGTGATGATGAATAATAGGATGCACTTCTTTTGGGGAAGGACACAGCACCACGTATTCAGTAATCTATCTACTCCTAGAGTCTGTCTTTGTTTTGATAATGTTGTTCCTCGACAGAATCTTCTCTAAATAATAAACAACCGAAAAGGTGTATATGCGACAGTCACTACTACTAGCGGCATGTTTAGCACCACTTGGAATAATCTTTATTATTATGAAAATTGCTGTTTGGATGTCTGCAGTCAATGCTGAACAGGATTATGTCAGAAAAGAACCTTTACGACAACGAGGACCCTTCGTGGCAGATGCATATGCAGACGTTGATGAAGAGGAAGAAGAATATGGAGATCGCACAGATTATCGATGATGCTCTTGAGGAGTATTATTCTGAGAAGGGTTTACCTGTTCCAAATTGGAAACAGAAAAAAGATCCTCAGTGGTGGACTGATTATCTAAATGAACTGGGTATTGACAAGGACAATCCTTAGTGTTATACTTTGAACATAATCCTCTTTAGTTCAGCGGTAGAACGAACGACTGTTAATCGTTAAGTCCCTGGTTCGATCCCAGGAAGGGGAGCCTGCTTGAT